ATCATTAAGTATTTTAATTCTGGCTTCATAATTATTTTTAATATAATTTGGAATATCTTTAATATCAAATGAATTTAACATAGGATATTGTTTAGAATTAGGACCAAATATATCATTGCGAAAAGAATTTTCTTCATAAATATAAAATGGAAAATAAATTTCACGTGGTTTTGTTTCATTTGTAAGAAATTGTGTTTGCCAATATGAACCACGTCCTTTATAATATTTAAGAGCAATTAATTCATTATTTGAAAATTTATTATAAAATTTAGTAAATAATGGTATAAGTTTAGCAATTTTACTAACTCTATCTATTTCAAATTGTCTTGCTACTTTTCTTGTTATTTTTCTTTTAATTTCTTTATGTTTTATATCATTATTAGTATTATGATTTATTAAAGATTTTGATTTCTTTAAAGATTTTGATTTTTTAAAAGATTTTGATTTTTGTAAAGATTTTGATTTTTGTAAAGATTTTGATTTTTTTAAAGATTTCATAATGATAATAAAATAATAAAATATAGTAATTATAATTATTATAGATTTTTATTTTATTTATATATAATAAAAAATTAATGAATAAATAAATAATAACAAACTTTAAGAATTATACATACTAATATTAGTCATATCAATCGAAACAGAATTAGACGAAGATGGAGAAATTGGTGATGTAGGTATGCTAGAAGATGGTGATGTATGAGTAGAAACATTTCCTTGTATATGATTATGATTATGATTATAATAATTAGTATTATAAACTGGTTGTATTTTATTTATATATGGATTTGTTCTTTCGGCATATTTTATATCTTTATCATAAACAACATCTCTTGAAATAACATTTTCATATTCATCATATGTAATTATTGTTTTAGATGTATATATTTCAGCTTGTTTATAAGTTTTTGTATTTAATATAGTTGATGTATTCATTTTTTACTTTTTAATAATAAAATAATTATAATTAACTATAAATATAATTTTAAATTTAATAAATTATAAAAATAAATCAATTTTTGTAATTTAATAATAAATAATTATTATATAAATAATTATAAATATAAATAATTATAAAATTATATAAATATAAATATAATTATAATTATAAATATAAATAATTATTATATAATAGGTAATACTATATACAAAATATATTATAAATATTTAAATACATAATATAAAAAATAATAAAAAATGACTGTTGGAGCATTACTACAAATTGAATATGGAAATACAGACCGTATGGCGTTTTTAACGCTTAATCCTCAAATTACACATTTTAAATCTGTTTATAGAAAATATACAAATTTTGCAACTGAATTTATAACAGTTCAACCATCTAAAGATGGTGATTTATCTTGGGATAGTGAAACAACCGTAGAATTTATTATACCTCGTGATGGTGATGCTATTCATGATATGTATTTAACATTTGAATTACCAGATATATATTCCAATGACACATATCAATTTCAATGGATTAAACGTATTGGTGAATATATGGTTAAAGAAGTATCTTTACAATTGGATACAAATCAAAATTTAGATAAACAATACTCAGAATGGTTTCATGCTTATAGTGAATTAAATTATAATGATGGTAAAAAAGACGGTTATTATAAAATGATAGGAAATGTTCCTGAATTATATAATCCTGCAAATTCGCCTGGTAATAATGGTGTTTATCCATCAACTGCTTATGCTCCATCTATTATTAATAGAAAAATATATTTGCCACTTATTTTTTGGTTTAATAAAATATCATCTCTTAGTTTTCCATTAATCGCAACACAAAAATCAGAATTAAAAGTTAGATTTTTATTAAGAAGAATGAGTGAATTATACACTATTGTTAATCCATCAACAGGGTATAGAATAAAACCAGTTTCGTCATCTCATTATATAGGTAATTTTTTATCACCAGCAACATCAGCAAGTAGTTTAATAATAACACCAAGATTAGAAATAAATAATATATTTTTAGATAATGAAGAAAGAAAACGTTTTGCTATATCATCGCACGATTATTTAATAACACAAGTTCAAAAAATAGAACAAACATACAGTCAAAATAATATTCAAATAGATTTAAAAAATATTAATAAACCTGTAACACAATTTGTATTTATGATAAGGCGCACAGATATGGAAGATGTAAATGAATGGTCTAATTTTACAAACTGGAATCAGGAATCAATACCTCCTTATTCAAATGGTTATTTTAATCCACACGGTTCAGCATTAACAATTGATTCTACAAGTATAAAATATTATAAAACAGCTAATTTATTAAAATCAGCAATATTTAAAATTCAAGGTCATGAAATTACAACAGGTAATGTTCGTAATAATGATTTACCTAAATTATCACGTATAAGTGGTAAAGACTCTGTATTTTATAATTTAATGTCAAATTTCAATTCAAATAATAATATACCTAATGAAGGTATATATACATATTCGTTTTCATTAGATAATTCAAATATACAACCAATGGGTGCTCTTAATATGTCTTCATTAAATAAAAAAGAATTGGATTTAATATTAACAGAACTAAAGTCAACAGGGTATAATGGAGCTACATTTAATTACAATGTTCTCATTTTTGCTGTAAATTATGATATTTTAACAATAATGGGTGGTATTGGTGGTCTTAAATACGCAAATTAAATTTATTATTTCTAATTTTTATTTCTAATTTTTATTTCTAATTTTTATTTCTAATTTTTATTTCTAATTTTTATTTCTAATTTTATCATAAATAGATTTATTATTTAATTTATTATATATTATATATTATATAAATACAAACTATAAATTAAAAATATTAATATAAATAATATAGGTATCCAGAATGAAAATAACAAATAATACAAAAAATAAAAAAAAAATAAATAATAATCAAACAAAAGAAAAATTTAGTAAATCAACATCATTTGAAGATGTTATTGATGTTTTAAGTGTGTCTCCATCAGCAAGTAATCAAGATTCAATAACTTTTCAAGACCAATTTACAGATTATTTATTATTATTTATAAAATATGCTTTTCTTGTAAGTATATTAACATTAAATTTCCTTGGTTTATCAGTATCTCTTAATTGTAATGCGGATCAAGAATTAAGTCACCGTATATTAAGTGCGATATTTGCTTTTTTCTTTGGGTTTGTTTATTTAATTATTAATTATTATACATACAAAGTATTAGGTGAAGGGAAAATATGTAAAATGAATAGAGACAAATTATTTCCTTTTTCAATTTAATTATATTAAATATAATGAAATAATAATCATAATTATAATCATAATTATAATCATAATTATAATCATAATTATAATGGTAAAAAATAAAAAAAATTGGTCCTCTTATCGGGGATCGAACCCGAGTTGCCGCCTTATAAGAGCGGTGTTCTACCACTAAACTATAAGAGGTAATTTAATATTATTATGATTTTAAAAAATCAATTTTTTATTTAGTTTTTTAATTTTATACTGTTTTTTATTTAATTAGTCATATATAAAAATTTTTCATCAATATTAGAATTTAAATTATCAAAATATTTAGAAAAATAAGTTTTAAAATTAGAATCTTCTAATCCAGGTTCATCTTTCATAACTTTATTCATCATACATGTTTCAACATTATAATCAGCAAAAGTATTTTTATCATTTTGAATTTCATTAAGACGATTTAAATATTTATTTGTTAATATATCATTATCTGTTCCATATTTATTACAAACATCAATATTAAATAAATTAGGAGCAACTTCTTTATTACATTGTCTTTCATAAGATACTGTTGGATCATTATTTTTTTTTTTCATAACTAAATTAACAAAGGGTATTTTATTAGAACAAGAAGTATTATTATTTAAATAATTCATAGCATCTTGTTTTGTATTAAATACTAATGGATTTGATATATTATCTACTATTTTTTTTGTATTAAGAAGAAAAAATTTACTTCCATTAGTTAATAAATAATTATAACAATTAGAAGGTATTATAGTATTATCAGTTAAAGTTATGAAATTTTCTAATGATTTGCTACGCAAAAAACAAATTAAAAAGAATAATAGTATAATTATAATTAATATTCCAGATTGATTTAACATTTTAATTATTATTTATATATTTTAATTTATAGATTAATATAAAATTAGATATTATTTATATATTTATTGTAATTATTTGTAAAAATATAAAATTAATATAATTTATTTAAAATAATAAATTATTATATTTTATTATATTAAATATATATTTTATTATATTAATTTTTAAAAATTATATAAATATTATATAGTTATAATAAATTATATAAATATTATATAGTTATAATAAATTATAAATATTTAATAATAAATATAAAATAAAATAAAATAAAAAGTATAATAATTATAAAGTTATAATAATGTATCATTTAAATTTATTATCAATATTATTAATATTGATTGCTTTTTTTGTATTCTATAATGAATTTAATAAAAAATTACACTATTGCGAAATGTTATTACTTGCTATAGCATTTGTTGCTATTCTACGAGCTTCTTATAACTATATTCAATTAGAAAATCAAGCAAATAGTAATCAAAATATATATGAAGGTTTTAAATCTAAAAACAAAAAAAAATTAAAACATTTAAAAGAAAAATATGAAACTTTAACAGATAGTAATGAAAATGTTAAATATATTGATGACACTATTGAAGATATTGATGACACTATTGAAGATATTGATGAAACTAATTATGAATATAAAACAAATAATAGTAATAATAACTATAATATGATTATAAATTCTGAAGATTCAAAAGATTATTTAGATATAGAAAATGATAAAATAAATAATCATAATAAAAAACGTAATAATTTTATGGATAAAGAACTTTATGATTTAAAAAAAGAAAGTCGTATTAATGAAAAAGCTGTAAGAAAAGTAGATAGTTTATTTGAAGATAATACTAAAGAATTTTTTTATGATGTTCCTGTTCCTACAACTACAAACGCAAATAAAACAAAAACAGAAACATCAAAAACAGCAACATCAAAAACATCAAAAACAGAAACAAAATCTAATGATGAAATAAAAAGTGTTTTTAGTCCTAAAATTTTAATAGGTAAAAATAATAATCGTAACAATAATGGATTTGGTAATACTGAAAAACAAAGTAAATGGAATGATTCATTTAATGGTTCTGAATTTGACGCAAGTTTTTATAATAAATATGATGATAATAATAAATGTAAAGGTCAATATGATACACTTAGAGAAAATGATGAAGGTAACTTAATTGTTAAAGATTATAAACATTCTAAAACTTTTTTTCCAGGTTATACTTATGTTCCTCCTAAAAATTGGAGTGTGCCTCAACAACGTGCTCCTGTATGTAGTTCTTCAAGTCCAAATGCTTTAAAATTAACAGGTATTGTTGATAGAGGATTACCACTTAATGTTTTGGAATTAAATCCTCAAGGACAAGTAGCAGATACCGAATCATCTGTATCATTAACAAATGTTGGTAGTATGTTACCAAATTTTAAATATGAAGAACAACCATTCAGTAAGCCATATGTATAATTGTATAATCGTATAATCGTATAATCGTATAAAACTATAAATTAATTTTGCTTTCTTTTAATTATTTTATTTCTTTTAATTATTTTATTTCTTTTAATTATTT